AAACGAATATTCGGAGATTGATTATGATGGGACCTAAAAAGAAAATCGCTAAGAAACGTGGCGGTGGAATGATGATGAAACCAGCGGTAATGAAACGCGGTGGAAAAGTAAAAAAAGGCAAGAAAAAATCTGTAAAGAAAAAGTAAATGCCAACTTATTCTACAACAGCGGACTTTGATTTATCTATAGATGATATATCGGAAGAGGCTTTCGAACGATGCGGTTTACAAGTACGTAGTGGATACGACTTAAAAACCGCAAGACGTTCTATTAATCTTATGTTAGCTGAATGGGCTAACAGAGGTTTAAATCTTTGGACAATTCAAAAACAAGAAAAAACTTTACCTGCAACAACAACAGAATTATCAGGCACAAGTTTATTTGGTTCAGGAGCTAATTCAGCCCAACAAATAATAGACATTACAGATGTCGTGATCCGTGATTCAAGTAACAATGAATTTTCAACAACATCAATTAGTCGTGCTGCATATTTAAATTATACCGTTAAAACAACCAGCGGAAGACCAAGTCAATACTACTTTGAGCGTACGATAAACCCAAAACTATTTCTATATCCTGCAGCAGATACCACTTACACTCTAGTATATTATGCTCTTGTTCGGATGAAAGACTCGGGCGCTTACACAAATAATAACGAGATTCCTTTTCGATTTCTTCCATGTCTAACTGCTGGATTAGCTTATTACATAGCAATGAAAAAAGCGCCAGATCGAATTCAATTATTAAAACAAATTTATGAAGATGAATTTCAAAGAGCCGCTGATCAAGATGGTGAAAGAACAAGTTTATTTTTGACACCTAAAACTTATTTACCTGGAGCATAAATGGGAAAGTACGCATCTGGTAAGTTTGCGAAACGCATATCGGATAGATCTGGTATGGCTTTTCCGTATAATGAAATGGTTCAAGAGTGGAACGGTTCTTGGGTGCATACTAGTGAGTTTGAACCAAAACACCCTCAACTAGAACCGTTACCAATAGTTACAGATCCACAGTCTTTACAGCACGCTAGATCTCAAAGAAAAGATTCAAGAGCTTTTGTCGGTGGTGCTACAGGACCTGTGAATGCTGGAAGAACAGTAGTTAAACCAACAACTGGAGATGCTGCTTATGATGGAGAAGGATTTGGATTGACAGTTAATCAGTTTCAAACCCTTGATATGCCAGTTACTAATTTCTTTGCAAACGGAGTAGCTTATGCCTCTACACAAAAAAGCATGATGCCTTTAAGTCTACAACAACCAAATAAACCTACACAGTTGAATTCTGGCGTAGGTAATGTTACAGTGAGTACGTCATGACCGATTATTCTGATTTAACAGACAACATAAGAAATTATACAGAAACAAGCACAAACGTGCTTTCTAACACTGTTATTCAACCTTTTATTGAATCAATTGAAGATAAGGTAAGAAGGACAGTAGATTTAAATTATTACAGAAAATATGACACAGCAACGCTAACAGTCAACAACCCTTACTTACCTCTTCCCTCTGATTGGGAAGCAACGAGATATGTTCAAATAATAGATTCTGGTGATGACAGAACTTACTTGATACAAAAAGATATTTCGTTTATGAATGAATACGCACCTGATAAAACGTCTACTGGAGCCGCAACGCCTAAATATTATGCGATGTGGGATCAGGACACACATTATCTTGCGCCAACCCCGAACGCTGCATTAACTGTAGAGCTCGCATACACGTATAAGCCTCCTGGTTTAACAAGTTCAAATACATCAACTTGGTTAAGTCAGAACGCACCAAACGTGCTGTTGTATGGTTGTATTTTGGAAGCACTTGGATACTTGAAAGGTCCAGCAGATATGATACAATACTACGATAAAATGTATAATCAGTCTGTACAAGCTCTTGCCACATATGAGATGGGGCGGGATCGTAGAGACGAATTTCGGGACGGCGTTATTCGTATCCCTCTCGAATCAAGGAACCCATAGGAGATTATTATGGCAATTACTCAAGCTGTATGTAACAGTTTCAAAGTGGAAATCCTTAAAGGCCTACACAATTTTACGGCTACGACAGGGAACACTTTTAAACTAGCATTATACGATAACGAAGCAACTTTAAGTAAATCAACAACTGCTTTTTCAGGAACTGATGAAGTAGCGAACTCAGGAACATATTCTGAAGGTGGTGGTGCGTTAACATCTGTTACGCCAGCATTATCTACAGACACGGCTGTTTGTGATTTTGCTGATATATCATTTACAAGTGCAACTATTTCAGCACAAGCTGCTGTAATTTATAACAACTCAACTGTATCTGGTTTGACAACCAATGCATCTGTTTGTGTACTAGATTTTGGTGCAGTGAAAACTTCTACTTCAGGAACATTTACAATAACGTTCCCAGCAGCAGAAGCTACAGCAGCAATTTTAAGGATCGCATAGGAGATAAATTATGGCCTCTATCCAAGGATGGGGCCGAGAAACCTGGAACTCAGGTGCTTGGAATCAACAAGCACCTGTCGAGGCTTCAGGTAATGGTCTCACTTCTACAGTTGGTACTGTATCGCTTGTCACGACAAATATTTTTGGCGTAACAGGAAACCAACTTACATCTAGTATAGGAGATGCTACTCAAGCAAGTGAGTATGCAGCGACTGGTAATGCAGCAACGTCATCGTTAGGCACAATGCCTAATCCGACGATTGTTGATAATCAATTACTGACTGGATGGAATAGAGGTGTAGGCACAACAGTTCCATTAGGATGGAATGCAGCGTCATGGAACAATGGCGACTTTATTTTAACAACTAGCAACGGACTATCAGGTGCAGGGTTAACTGCATCTTTAGGTGAAGAATCACCAGTAATTAGTGTTAACATTACAGCTACTGGACTAGGTACTACTTTATCTACAGGGACAGCTACAGCAATTGGTAATCAAATTACAACGCCTTCTGGTAATGCTATTACATCATCTTTAGGCACAGAGACCGTAACTGGATCTTCGACACATACTCTCACTGGCATAGGATTAACTTCGCAAATAGGAGATGAAGATGCTCAAGGTGTTCGTCAGTCTGGATGGAACCGAGGAGCAAATCAAGTTACAGGTGAATTAATTGGATGGGGTGATAACCTTTGGAATATTTTAGAAACATCATATTCTTTAACAGGTGTTCAAGCAGCAACGGCTACAACAGCGCCTGCTATAAATGCAGATGTTGTACCAACAACTACTGGTGTAGGTTTAACAAGCACCGCAGGTGTTTTGGGAGGCTTTGCTCAAGCAGGTGCTGTTTCAGCCACGGCATCAATAGGAACATTTTCTATATCAGGAGATTCACAATTAACTATTGTTGCTGCTAGTGAACCTGAGATGGATATCAGTACAGGAACTGCCGTTGTTGAAATTGGTAAGACAGCTTTCCCATCAGGAAATGCTATTACTTCAAGTCTTGGATCATTAAGTGTTGTAGGAACTTCTGTTGTTTCACCTTCAGGTGTTAATTTAACTAGTAGTCTTGGAACTGAAATTGCTTCTACTGATGTCAATGTTATTGGTGTCGGAGGTTTTGTTACAAAAACTGTAACTGTTGTAAGCACATCTAGTGGAAACAAATATGTTATTGATGGTGTTCAACAAGAAACTTTAGAGTTAGCTGAAGGAAATACTTACAGATTTGATCAATCAGATGCTAGTAATAATGGACATCCATTTAGATTTAGTGAGACACCAAATGGTACACATGGAGGAGGCTCTGCTTATACTACTGGTGTAACAATAAATGGAACTCCAGGTAATGCAGGAGCTTACACTCAAATAACAGTAGCTGCGAATGCACCAACATTATATTATTATTGTACAGTTCATTCAGGCATGGGTGGTCAAGCCAATACCCCTACTCAAGATGCAAATCAATTTACAGCGAACGGTTTAACTATAACAGCAGCACCTGCTACAGCAACGGCTGGAGCTATAGTAAGTGTTACAGGAACCTCGTTAACTTCTAGTTTGGGAGAAGAATCACAAGAAACAAGCTATCTATTGCCAAGTGTTTCTTTAACAACCTCTTCTGGCACTCCAACTATAACTGCAAGTTCTACTTTGACACTTACTGGAGTTTCTGCTACAAGTACTACAGGAACGCTAGGTGGTACCTTTTGGAACCAAGTAGATGATTCTAACTCGGATATAAGTTGGACAGAAGTTCATAAAGCCGCATAAAAGTTTTGACAAACTTTAAAATAATAACTAAAACTTTAAATAGGAGATAAAAAATGGCGTCAACTTATTCAACAAGTTTGAGAATAGAGCTTCAAGGTTCGGGAGAAAATTCTGGAACTTGGGGAACTATTACCAACAACAATTTTTCACAATCTTTAGAATTTAGTATCGCTGGTGTAGTAAATGTTGCGTGTGGCGATAATGCGGTAACAACCTTAACGAACGCTGACGGTCCACAATCACAAGCAAATAACCAAGCAAGAAATTCTCACATAAGATTAACGGGTGCACATGGTGCAGTAAGAATAGCTCAATTCCCAGCTACTCAAAAAATGTATTTAATTACTAACGCAACGACTGATTCAGGATCTTCTGGTCCTTATGCAATGACTGCAAGACTTGGAGCTTCAGGTAATACACTTACAATAGCTAACGGCACAACTCGTCTTGTTTCTACAGACGGTACAAACTGGTATGATGTTTTTTCTTCAGGCGGATCATATGATCTTAATGGTCAAGACTTAGTTTTAGATACTGATGGAGATACTAAAATAATTTCATCCACTGATGATAGAATTGAATTTTCTATTGCAGGTACAGGTGTTGGTAACTTTACAAATTCATCTAGTGATTTTGTAATTACTTCAGGTGTACAAGATAAAGATATTATATTTAAAGGCGATGATAATGCTAGTGCTATAACTGCTTTAACTTTAGACATGTCTGAAGCAGGAGCTGCTACATTTAACGCTGGTGTGACTGCAACAACAGGAACATTCAGTGGTGTCGTAGATGCTGATGCAGGTGTTACTATCGACAATATTACAATTGATGGAACAGAGATTGATTTATCATCTGGCGATTTAACTTTAGATGTTGCTGGTGATATTAAATTAGATGCTGCAGGAGAACAAATAGAGTTTCTTGAAGGAGGAAATGTTAGAGGTTTAATTACTATGGCTGATGATAATCTAGCTCTTCATTGTCAAACTTCAGATAAAGATTTAATTTTTACAGGTAATGATGGAGGATCAGGTGTTACAGCCTTAACTCTTGATATGTCTGCTGCTGGTGCAGCAACTTTCAATAATGATGTAACAGCTTTCTCTGATAAAAGACTTAAAACAGATATAAAAAACATTGATAATGCATTATCTAAAGTAATGAAAATGCAAGGTGTCTACTATAAAAGAAATGATGTAGATGATGCTAAAGAACAAGTTGGAGTATTAGCTCAAGATATGGAAGAGATTTTACCTCAAGTTGTATTGACGGCTGATGATGAAATGAAAACCAAATCTGTTGATTATGGAAAAATATGTTCTGTTTTGATAGAAGCAATTAAGGATTTAAAGCAACAGGTTGATGAATTAAAGGGTAATTAAAAATGACTTTACCTTCAGGTACTATATCGCTTTCTCAAGTAAATACAGAGCTAGATATTTCACCTTCTAGCACCACAATAAATATGAGTGATGCTGCAGTAAGGGCACTTGCAGAAGTTCCTTCTGGTGCAATTGGGATGTCTGATTTACAAGGAAAACAAAACGCAGCATTTGTTGCTGCAACTGGTGGAACTATTTCTACTTCAGGTAATTTTAAGATACATACTTTTAACTCATCGGGAACTTTTTCAGTTTCTGACGCAGGAGATGCAAACGGATCAAACTCAGTAGAATATTTAATAGTAGCAGGCGGCGGTTCTGGAGCTGCAGGTTATGGCGGAGCAGGCGGCGCTGGTGGTTATAGAATTAATTTTCCTCAACCCGCAACTGGTGGAACTCCTGTTTCTGCAACAAATTATCCCATTACTATAGGCGCTGGTGGATCTAGTTCAGGAACTGGCGGTAGTTCGCCAGGTAATAATGGAAACCCTAGTTCTGGTTTTAGTGTTACTTCTACCGCAGGTGGTAGAGGAGGTACTTATGGTGGTGGTTTTGGTCCTACTAGATCTCCAGGCGGTCCTGGTGGTTCTGGTGGTGGAAAATCACATCCTGGCGCACAAGTAGGTGCTGGCAATACTCCTCCTGTTTCTCCTTCACAAGGAAACCCTGGTGGTTCTGGAAACATCCAAGAGAATCAAGGATCTGGTGGCGGTGGCGGTGGAGCCAATGCAACTGGTGGACAAGGAAGAGGTGGTGATTCAGGTCCAGGTCAAGGTGGCGCAGGTGGCGCTGGAAAATCAAGTAATATATCTGGTTCTTCTGTTACAAGAGCTGGTGGCGGTGGTGGTGGCTATCATGCACACTACGGTCAAGGTGGCGGTGGCCCAGGTGGATCTGGTGGCGGTGGCGGTGCTGGTCAAGCTGGAACTGCAAACACAGGTGGTGGTTCTGGTGGCGGTGCAGTAAATAATCCTAACGCAAGTAGTCAATCAGGTGGTTCAGGCGTTGTAATTATAAGATATAGATTTCAAGCGGATTAATATGGCACATTTTGCAAAATTAAATGATAGTAATGTAGTTATTAGCTGTGAGGTTATAGCTGATGCAGACACTAAAGATGAAAACGGAAATGAAGTTGAATCTGTAGGCGTTGCTTTTTTAACAAATGTACACGGTTATACAAATTGGAAAAAGTATTCAAGAAATACTTCAGAGGGAAAATACTATAATGTTGACTCTGATGGTAATTGGACTTCTGAAGGAGATCAATCAAAAGCATTTAGAAAAAACGCTCCAGCAATTGGATATAGTTATGATTCAGGAAGAGATGCTTTTATTCCTCCAAAAATTTTTAATTCTTGGACACTTAATGAAACAACTTGTTGTTGGGTTGCTCCTGTAGCTTATCCAACAGAAACATCAAATAGATGGATTGAATGGGATGAAGATAATTCTAGATGGATATCTAATGGTGTAGACAAATGGAATCCAGAAACATCTGCGTGGACAGCTCTTTAAAAACAATTAAACCTTATAGTTTATTTAAAAAACATGTTCTTTCAGAAGAATTTGTTTCTGTTCATACAGTTTCAAAAAATTTATTAATTGATAATAAAAAAATAGTAAGTCTTATAAAAAAATCTAAGAAAAAAGAACAAAGATGGCGACCTGAAGTTTGGTATTCTGATAATAATTATTTTAAATTTGACATACATCAACATATAACTTGGTTAAATGACTACATAAGAGATACCTGCAGCATCGAAATTGATGAGGATTCAGTGTTAACTTCAAATCATATTTCAGGTATTTATCTTGAAAAAAATGAAAGTATAGGATCACACAATCACATTGATGAATGGGACTATGAAAATTCCCCTGATATATCAGTTATATACTGTGCAGACACAGGTAAAGATAAATGTGATATTATATTTGAACATGAGTACGGAAGACATAAGAAAAGAAGATGGGCTGTTTTTTTAGAAAAAGGTAAGTGTGTTATTTTTCCGTCTTACATTAATTTTTTTATTACTCAAAATATTAATGAAAAACCATTTGTTGGATTATCTTATAGATATCAATTATCTAAAAAAAGTTAATAATTAAAGTTTATAACAACTCTTCTTTTTTCATCTGTACAAGACGCTCCTGTGTGTTTTGTACTACAATCAAATTCCACATATCTATTTCTTTTACTTTTTATTTTTTTTCCATTTTCTAATTTAGTATATCCGTTACATGTATTTAAATAAAAAATACCTGTTTTTTTCATTCCATAATTTGCCTGTTCACCACTTCTATCTGTATGCATACCATGTTCAACTATTTTTTCTGTTTTGGGTGAAAGGTTGACTTTTACTCTATGAAAGTAATCTATTTTTAATTTTAAACGAAAAGGGTCTAAAAGACTCATCATAAACTCATTACAATTTACTTCTCCACCTGCTGTAACAAAACCATAAACAAATTGAAAATAATCATCACCCTCAATGCTAACATGATCATTAAAATACCAAGGCATATAACCTGACATTATAGTATCTTCTATTTTTTTTAAATCATCTTCATTTAAAAAATTATCAATTACTTTGTGCTTAACATTCATGTTAGCATCG